TACACAGGTTTCTACACACTGGACTGTTTCGGTTGTAATAGCTATTGTATCTATAGTTATTGTAATAGCTTGTATATAGCTATAATATAATATATAGCTATTGTATATAATATATATATATATATAAATAAAATATAATATAATAATCCACAAAAACAAATGATTGAGAAAAAAATTTATTTTGGAGACGATGCCTGGGAAAAAATAGTATCAGGTGTTCAGCAATTAGACGAGGCTGTTGGGTCTACTTTGGGACCAAACGGAAGAACGGTTATCCTAGAGGATGATTTCGGGAACCCTCACGTTACAAAAGATGGTATTACTGTAGCTCAGAGTTTGGTTCTATCTGATCCTGTTGAGCACTTAGCTATGAGTACTGTTCGCCAGGCCTCAAAAAAAACAGCCCTTCGGGCTGGGGATGGAACTACTTCGTCTATAGTTTTGGCTCATGCATTATTGCAAATCATAGGGAAGTATAAAACTCAAGCTTCTAGCGTTCACGAAATCAAGAAGGGGGTTTACGATTGCATGAAGCAAGCCGTGAAGAGAATCAAAGAAGTTAGTCAAGACATCGACAATACAAAATTGAAGCAAGTGGCTACTTTGTCGGCAAATGGGGATGAGTTAATCGGGGGACTTATTGCGTCTGCATTTGAGAAGGTAGGAAAGGACGGTGTTGTTTCTGTTGAAGAATCCTACAATGAAGAATCATACATGACGCTGAAGGAGGGAACTAAGATCGACAGGGGATATGCATCTCACCACATGGTTACAGACCTCAACAAAAGAGAGTTTTCAGTTAAAGACCCACTTATTTTGGTGTGTGCTGCTGAAATTCAAGGACCTCAACAGATCTTAAGTGTTCTAGAGTTTTGCGCAAAGAACAACCTTCCAATCATTATCGTAGCAAACACAAGTGATGAGTTTGTAGCTACAATGATTCTAAACAACAGACAGGGTAGATTTAAGTCTTGTGTGGTTAATCCTCCAGGAATCGGATACAAGAGAGATGAGCTGCTTCAAGATCTAGCACTTATGACTGGGGCTGAGTTTGTCAGTGAAGACATGGGAACTGATCTAGGCTCTATAACTCCTGATATGCTTGGTAGAGCTTCGAAGGTTGTCGTTAAAGAAGGGGAAACCGTTCTATTCATCGACGAGCAACCAGAGGAAGTGGACCAGATTAAGGCTTACTTGCATGAAATGATGCAGGATATTAAAAACGAAGACCAGATGTGGCATCTAAGAGATAGACTCTCCAAGCTTACTGGTGGTGTAGCAACCATAAATGTTGGTGCTTCAACAGAAGTGGAGATGAAAGAGAAGAAGGATCGTGTAGATGATGCCATATCAGCTTCCAGAATAGCCCTAAAAGAGGGTGTTTTGCCAGGAGGAGGGTCTTTTTTACTAAAATTATCTAAAAAATTGACAAACGGATGGGATGAAGAGGCGGATTTAACTGATTCTTACAAAGAAGGGTGGAATTACTTGTCTAAATCACTTCAAGCTCCCGTTAGAAGACTGCTAGACAACAGTTATTACGATGAAAAAAGTAAAAACATAATTTTAGATAAAGTTACACACTCAGAAGACTTCATTGGGTACAATGTTAAAAGCGAAAAAATAGAAGATTTGCTGGAAACTGGAATAATCGACCCAACAGCAGTCACAATAAACGTATTGGAGAACGCTGTAAGTGTGGTTTCTGAGCTAATAACAACAGATTGTGTAATAACAAACGTAAGAGCATGAAAGCATTAGGATTATTTGTGGTTATAAGACCAATTTCAGAGACTATCGAGTCCAAGGGAGTGATTTTATCAGCTCAAACAGAGAAAAACGTTAGATATCTTCCAGGAGAGGTCATTACTTGCGGAAACGATGTGAAAATGTTAGAGCCAGGAGACGAAATCTACTACGATAAGATGGCTGCAAGCGATATTAGAGTAGGTGAGGACAAATATCTGGTTCTTATGGAAAATGGATGCGTTGTTAAAAAATGAAAAAAATCCCTTTATTCGATTATGAAAGGGATAGAATAATAATGGAGACGTCTTTTGTTTACAATGGACAAAAATATTTGTTTTTTCCCGAAGGAGTTGACTTTTACTCCCTCTACAGAAGCGAGAGGAAGGTTAACTCTTTGCAGGAAATCGAATATATAGGCGAAAAGTTTATATGGCTTAACAGAGATTTTGACTTTGACTTGTTTTGTTCTCACATGATCGATATGACAGATAGATCAAATGGACACGTAGTCAGAACGTACTCAAAAGAGAAAATCATAAGAGCCTGTGAATCAGCATATAACGGAATACTTAGCGGTAAAATCCCCTACTGTGCTAGAAAAAGGAAAGTAATTTTTAATCCTATCAAGATGATAGACAAGACAGAGAAAATGAAAATAGTAAATAGCCTTCTACATCCAAGAAAAGTTTTTGAAGAAAAAGACATTTGGGACGCTGTGGAGGTTATAGAGGGAAAGATAACAATGAAGAGCCTTGGGGAGCAATTGAATTGTAGCCCACCTACGGTTAGAAAAAGCATAAATGACAGTATGTTATCGAAAATTAAAAAAATAAACGAGGAAAGAAAGAGAATACGCCACCAGAATCTCATTTTAAGCGCAATTAAGAGCATTATAGACGAAGGGTCTAAGGTTACTGTGCGAGAGGTTAAAAGAAGGGTTCCTGTTAGAGATCACGACCTTCTTCGCTGGATTGCTTATCACGAATTTTAGAATTCATCTTCTTTATAGCCATTCTATAAATCCTGTCTGTATAGGTATCGCCTTTCATGATGGGATTTATTCTTGGGTTTTCGCTGAATGTCTCTTTCATTAGCAGCCTTTTGTATACGTGGTTTACTATTCTCTTTGATTTAGCAGATAGCTCATAAATAGCCTTTCTGTTTGAAACCTCATTCTTTTTTCTCCACACAACAATATATTCTGCTTCTCTAAGCTTCCAAAAACGATCTCTGTCCCACTCCATTATATTTGCGTACTCCTTAAATGCTGTAGAGTCAAATCTACCTTCGTCATATAAGAAAAGAAGCATCTCCAGGTCAGAATCATTTAAATTGTACTTTCTTTTTACATAATACCTTACTATTCTCCAGTATTTCAAGAAGTTGTATTTCCTTTCCCTTTCGTATCCTATATGGTATTTTTCCTTTTGTTTTACTCGTTTTCGAAGCAAGGGTCTTTTTTCATGCATAGAAAAGTGAATTTTATTTATTTGTATATTTGCTCATGATAAGATAATGATAAAAATCGTTACATATGGCATCAAAAGTAGATAAATCTAGCATGGCTTGCAACAAGCCAAGAGCTAGTACTAGACCAGGAAAGAAAAAAATGGTTAAAGCGTGCTCTGGTGGAACAGAAAAAATAGTTCACTTCGGAGCCAAAGGATATGGTCATAATTACTCTTCTGCTGCCAGAAAATCATTCAAAGCTAGACACAAGTGTGGGTCAGCTACAAATAAATTGAGCGCAAGATACTGGGCTTGTAAAAACTTATGGGCTGGAAAAGGAGGGTCCACTAAATCATCTCCTTCAACTAGACGAGGTAAATATTAAATTATGAATCCAAAAAAAGCAAAAGAATTTACGGGAGTTGGTTCAACCAAGTATAAAGGTCCTAAAAAGGATAAAATGGGTCCTATAACAAAATCAGAAAACGAAAGTTATGGTTTTAAAAATAAGGATGTAAGTCATTTAAAAAATAAATACAGGCTTATAAATAAATATAGTTGGGGGGGAGGAAAACATACCAAACAAGATAGCGTTAAATATGACGAAGGTTTTAAATTTGGGCAAAAAAATCATTATAACAAACATATCAACATGCGACAGGCTGATAATTACTATGATCAAGGAGTTAGGGAAGGAAGAATGGTTGGTAGTGGGAAAATAAAGCCGAAAGATAAAAAATAAACATTAATGTTATGGATCCGTTAAAAGTCAAAAGCAAGAAAGCTAAAATTAAAAGCAATCCTTCTAGTAGAGAATTTACTGGAGTTGGTTCAACCAAATATAAAGGAAAGAAAAAATCAGAACAAGGTCCAAAGACAAAGCCATCTGGATATGGTCTTAGACCAGATAGAGCTGACTTAACTAAATCTAGTTATGAAAGCACCCCTTTCAAAAACCGAGACATCGATACGTTGATGAGTAAAAGAAGAAAGTTTGTTCCTGAGCCAGTAAGAGATGTACAGGTTACAAACAAGAAAGGTGAAAGCAAAATGATTTACAAACCAGGAAAAAATAATTAATATGCCAACTGTAGGAAAAAAGAAATTTAGCTATACAGCAAAAGGAAAAGCAGCAGCAAAAAGCTATGCAAAAAAAACTGGTAAAAAAATAAAAAAGAAATACTAATGAGTCATCCATTAAAAGGACATAAAGGGCTTGGGGACACTGTAGAGGCTTTTACTACCGCCACTGGGATCAAAACCATTGTCGATAAGGCAGCTAAAGCAATGAATAAAGATTGCGGATGTTCAGGTAGAAAAAAAACTCTTAACGACATGTTTCCGTACAAATAACAGATATGGCTACAAAAAGTAAAACAAAAGCCAATAGAGGCAATAAGATTTGTCCAGCAGGAATTGCTTGGGCTAAGCGTACTTTTGATAAGTACCCATCTGCTTATGCTAATATGGCTGCATCTAAATATTGTAAAGACCCTAACTACGGTAAAAAGAAATAATTGTGGCTGGAGCATTAGAGAAGTGGCGTAAACAAAAATGGGTTCGTATTGGTGCGGATGGCTCTATAAAGGGTGAATGCGGTACTAGTAAAAACAAAAAGAATCCAGACAGATGTTTGCCTTTGTCTAAAGCAAAGAGCCTTTCAAAGTCAGAAAGAGCTAGTACGGCTAAAAAGAAAAAAGCTGCTGGAGCAAAAGGAAAGCAGTTTGTTAGTAATACCAAAAAAGCAAAAGTATCATTTAAGAAATAAAAAAATGGCAAAGAAAACAAAAGGAGGAACAACAAATCCTTCATACGAAAGAAACAACTTAAAGAACACAACTATAGATAAGTTGAGAAAGTTAGAGCCAGAAAGTAGCTTTAACACAGAAGACGCTATTTCTAGAGCTAGAGAGAATGTTAGATATACAACATCTATAGCTCCAAAAGATACTGTCAATGTTACTGGATATACTAGAGACGGAAAAGAATATCAGATGTTTTCTAAAAAAGGGTCCCCTAACGAACAGATGCAAAAAGACATGGGCGGTATTTCAAACACTTTTAGACCAGGAGGAGGATATAATACTCCAGAAGAGGATCCTTACTACGTAGGAAATTACAATTACAAACCATCAACACCAAAGAAAAAAACCACAAAAAAATAAAAGATTATGAGAGGAATTAACGAAACAAAAGCCGACTACCTAAAAAGAATCGGGAAAACAGTTGAAGCTCCAAAAGTGAAGGTTCAGGTCGAAGTTAAAAAAGAAGCTAAGCCTTCTAAAAAAAAGAAATAACTTAAAATGGAAAATTTGAAGATATATACATTAAACGGAGTAGCATTGCTATTTAGTATGTCGCAAATAAACCCATATCTTCAAACAATTTCTTTATTATTGGCGATAGTTTATACAGCAATACAAATCTATAAAAAACTCTTTAAGGATGGCTAAAATAGACCTTGATGGTGACGGTAAAGCGGACTTGAGTATATCTCTTGGTCAAATAATTATGATTGGCACTTTGTTTGTCTCCATAATAGGTTCATACTACACCTTAAGTGGTAGACTAGCTGTTGCTGAAGCTGAGGTTGCAAAGCTAAAGTACAATGAGAAAGAATATACCTGGAAGGCTCAAAGAGCAATAGAGGCAGAAGTTGATAAAATGATGCTCGAAATGAGAGATTTTATGAAAGATCTTGAGTATCTTCAAAAAGACAAAAAAAGATAGATAAGCTATGGGATTAGGAAAATCTGCAAAGTATTATGCTAGCAATCCTTTAGCAAGGGCTAAGAAGCTTGCGTACGATAAAAAGTATCAAAAGAAACCAAGCGCAGTAAAGAAGCGTATTGAGTGCAATAAGTGGAATCGAAAGAACGGAACCTATGGTAACGGAGATGAAATGGATTGCTCTCACAAAAACGGAACATTAATATCAGAACACAGAAAACCTAACCGAGCAAGGGGAGGAGCATTAAGAAAATAAATCAATTTAAAACAATAGACATGAATTTAATTTACATTACCCTCGGATTATTAATTTTACTAATAATAGTTAATATTACCGCAATTTACCTTACCAAAAAAGGGCTGACTAAAGACGACAATAACAATATGATTCCAGACATTCTTGAGGAGAAGTTTTCTCAACTCAAAGACGAGGTTTCATTTAAAGTTGATCGAGTTGGAGAAGAGATGAAAGACGTTGCAAAAGCGATCAAAGAAGTTGGAAGCCAGCTAGGCGATGTTCCAAAAGCTATCGTAACAAGTAAATCTAGATCTGGACGCAAGCCCAAAAAATAATCTTCAATGAAAATAAGCGATCACATTTCTTTTAAAGAAGCAATTAGATCGAATACAGCTAAAAGACTAAACATAGATAATAGTCCGAATAGTTACCAGATATCAAATATGGTGGGAACTGCTGTAAAAATCTTTGAACCTCTTCGAGAGTGGGTTGGAGGACCTGTTAAAATAAATAGCTTTTTTAGATGTGAAAAATTGAATCGTGCTATTGGTGGAGCAAAACGCTCGCAGCATATGGAAGGAAGAGCTATGGACATAGATGACACATTTGGTCACAAAACCAATGCCGAGATGTTTCATTTCATTAAACACAATCTAAACTTTGATCAGTTGATATGGGAGTTTGGAAACGAAGAGAATCCAGACTGGATACACGTATCTTATGTTTCAGATGACGAAAATAGAGGCAGATGCCTTATCGCTGAAAAAATAGATGGTAAAACTAAATATAGAACTATATGAGCGATCAGAAGCAACATAATGCTAAAAAACCGTTTAAAGACACTGGATTAGGCAAGATATTGCTTGGAATTTTACCTGGAGTTGTAAAAGGGGCTTCTAAGTTTTTGCCAGACTCAGGGATTACTGGAATTATAAAAAACCTTATAGACAATGACCCAGACATGTCTGATGAGGAAAAAGCTGCTGCTCACGACCAGTTGGTCCAGCTTTACAAGTTAGAGGTGGAAGATAGAGACTCTGCTAGAAAGAGAGAAGCTGCTATAATTAATTCTGGAGGAAAAGACTGGATGATGTCTTTGACTGGTATAGTTGGACTATCTGCATTTGCTTTTTTAGTCTACACTGTTGTAACTACAAATGTCCCAGAAAGTAATAAAGAAATTTTTATTCATATGATCGGTATCGTTGAAGGCGTTGCTCTGAGCATTTTTGGATACTATTTCGGTTCTGCTGTAAAGAAGGACAATAAGAGCGACTAAAGCACCATAGGTCAAATAAGTGTGTCCTGTTATTTTGTAAATTTGCATAAAAAGCAAGATGGCAAGAATATCTACTTACGCTCTCGATACTACCCCTAGTTTAACCGACCTCTGGATCGGAACCGATTCTGCTACGCAGCAAACAAAGAACTTCAGCGTAGACAGTATTGTTAATCTATTAAATGATAATTCATTAATAGATCAGTTCGATGGAGTTATCTACGAGTTTAAGACACTAGGATCTGAGCCACAACCTTCTGGAATATTAAACTTTTCTGGTCAAAACTCATTACCCACATCTGTAAATGTTGTCACGACAATATATCTTAGTAAGATTAGTGGATCTGGAGATGTTGTAACTCAATACATACAGGCATTTGATCAGCACTACATTAAAATAAACCAACAGGGGAATTTAAACGTATACGGTGTTTACCAGGTTAACTCTGTAGAAAACCATGATTCCAACTATCTTTTACTACAGGTAAACTTCATAGAAGGAAACGGCACTTTCCTGCCAAGCGAGAGATTTTTTGTATCGAACTACCAGTCTGTAATAGACAAGGATTTTAGTGACGACTCTGTAACTGAATTTGGAGATGTTACTAGTGCTGGTTCTGGAAAGATCATAACCGATCAAGAAAGAACAAACTATAACGAAATCCATACAAATGGTCTTCGTCATTCTGATGTAATAGATAGTTTGATTTCTACTGGCTCAGACGTGCCTTTATCCGCAAATCAAGGAAAGATACTAAAGGGATACATAGACACGATAAACACGCTCTTATTAAGCGATAACGTTAATCTAGACTCACTACAGGAAGTCGTAGACTTCATTGAGTTAAATAGAGATACTCTTGAGTCATTAACCATATCTAGCATTGCTGGTCTTGAAAGCGCATTAAATGGAAAAGTGGACAAGATTGTTGGAAAGCAACTTTCTCAAGAAGACTTTACTACAATATTAAAAACTAAGCTAGACGGAATTGCTGATGGAGCAGAAGTAAACGTTCAAGCAAACTGGGCTGAATCGATAATCACCAACGATGCTTATATTAAAAATAAGCCAACAGACGTAACTGATTTGTCTATTCATAATGCTACAGAGCTAAATGATATAAACAGCTCTGGCTCTGGATACATAATCACAAATGCTGAAAGATCTAGAATAGAGGATGATTTAGTAGAAAAGACTCAGACGGTTACTGTTACTGGAACTGCCTCTGAAATTACTGTTTCTCCTAACACACCTCAAACATTAGACTCTAACATATCATTTAACGTAGGTCTTCCTGAGGACGTTACAGTTTCAAATGATTTGACTGTAGGTAACAACGTAGACGCTACAGGAAATGTTACTGCAACAGGAGACGTTATTGGGGATGATTTGATTGCTCAAAACGTAATTAAAATCAACAACCCTCAAGCTACTTCGCCAGCGATAGATAATGGTATATACATAAAACAGGAAGGTGATCATGACGAAATGCACTTCGTGTACCATAACCACGATCTTAGTTTGTCTACTATTACAGAAGAACTTACATCGGGGATACTCTATGGAGGAGAATTAAGCAAAGCTAATGACACTCAATTCACGATACAGGCAGGTAAGGGTATTATTGTAAATTTAAATAAAACAATTGCATCTGAGCCTCATCCTGAGATTATTTACGTTGAGTGGAATACTCAGACCATAGATGTTTTTAATTTAGATTCGTTAGATACGCATCAATTAAATTCTTGGATTTACATTGATGATAGTGGAATTATCAATCAGCAATCAAATCCATTCACAGACGCACAATATCAAAGTAAAATAACTATAGGATCTGCAATTCATTCAGAAGGAGTTTTGAGGTTTGCTAGAACATTTCCTAAGACGGCTTATAGTAATTCAGATCAGTTTAATTCTTTTATTAGAATGTTTGGTCCTATCAAGAGATCGGGTCATAAGATAACTGCAAATGGAATTAACCTCTCTTTAAATAGAGCTTCTGGGGTGTCTTTTGCTTTAGGAAGAAATTACACTGCAAATCCTAATTTTCCTTCAAATATTATTGACGGAGCCAAAACCCTAGCTACTATACATAGATATTATACGGATGGAGCTGGAGACTTTATTAGGGATGACGGTCCATTAGGACAGGGATACACTGTTATGGATCCAACTAAGTTTGATAATGGATCTGGAACCTTAGCTAATATGCCTAACAATAAATACTCTATACAGAGGGTTTATTTTTTTCCATCAACACCAGACCTACTTATAGTTTATTACGGAAGAAACTACTACGCCAACAAGGAAGTTGCTGAAAAAAGTATATTTCTAGAAGAATTTTCTGAAGCCAGCAATACGGCTGAACAAGCGATTCATGTTGCTACAATAGTAGTTAAAAAAGAGGCTGTTGATTTAAGCGCAGCTACCGACTCTCACATATATCAAGCAGGATTGTTTAGAAACCTTTCTGCTAGTTTTTCTGGAGGAGTGGATGTTAACGCTGGTATTAATGATTTATCAGACGTATCAATTAACTCTCCGCAGGAAGGTCAGTCGTTGACTTACAATGCCGTAGATGGTGTTTGGACCAACGCAGCTGGAGGTGGAGGAGACTCAGCGAAAGAGGCGACATACCACTTGGTAGGTCTGTCGGATATGTATTATGCACAAAACTTATAACAATATATTTATTAAATTTGTAAAAAATAAAAAAAGATGGCAAATTCTATAACCTTAAGTCAAAGTTTAGTTGACGATATTGCACAGAAGATAACCGATGGAACAGCTACGGCTGAACAGGTTGTTCTGTATACCAAAGGTCTTAATCAACTACAAACAGGAAATGATTTTCAATCAGTCGTAATTGGACTGTCTCAATCCGCAGTTGATGCAATTGATTCTGCAAACGCACAATTTCAAGAAGATTCGCAAACAGCCTTAAATACTTTTAGTCAGACTGCAACAAACATTGACACATCTGCGAGCAACGCTGTATCTGCCATCAATACAGCAAAAGACACTTTAGTTGCTACAGATGCTGAGCTAACCACAGCAATAGATGCTCTTCCTAATGATACTGCAATAACAAAAATAGTAGAAGATTCTAAGAGATCAGTTTATTCGGAACAAATGCCGCACTGGGACGGTGTTCACCATTTGCCTAGATATTTTAAAGGATATGGAACGACTGAGTCTGAAGGGTTTAAAGATTTAATTCACCCATACGATGGACCTGCTTACCTGGAGTATATTGAAATGAATACAACTAGTGGTGTATGGAGACTTAAAAGCCATAGACACGAAGTATTAGACGAAATCCCAGTATTATATACTTCAAGTACTTATGATACCGCTGCAGGAACAGCATATGTTTATGGCGATAAAACGGTTTACAGAGGTTATTATGACCTAGACAGCACGCATAATTATTGGATGGTAGATATAAATGACAGTCCAGGGTCATCCTCAGGTCAATGGCCTGCAATGACTTCTATTTATGGACCTAATGGCCAAAGTAGATATATGCAGTCTGGATGGGCATGGAGAGGTATGAGACCTGGATTTATAAGAACATCCAACGAAACAGGGGGTAATGAAAACAGAACGTCTTCAATGTTTGCGGCTGTAATAGTGGGAACTTACAAAAAAGATTTTTGTATAAACAGACCTGGTTATTCTCATGAGGTTTACCTTTCATCATCCATGAACCCTCAGTATGCTCAAAATAGTTATAACAACAGACCAGAGTGGGAGCAAGGTTTGGATAGAGGAGGAATGAGAGTTGGTGAGTTAAATCAATCAGACCTATATGATTGGAATGGAACAAAAAACCTTGGAGGATCAAGTACAATAGGAGATTTCCTTTATCATGAGCGTTTTTCGTTTAATAGCTTCCAAAGCACAGGAATGGGTAATATCTCTTACAACATGAACACTAATAAGTTTATGTATATGGATATTAATACTTCTGCTCCATACGATAGAAAACCAAAGCTAATGACGGTTGATTCTACATTTAATTTAAGAGATGTTTCTCTAGGAAAGACAGCAACAGGAGCTGACCTTTATGACCCAGTCGCTTCTGGGAAAATGACTATTGAGATTGATAGTGAATTAGATTTAAGAGGAGAAGCTGATGCTATAACTTCATTGGCTCGTGTAGATGATTATGATGAGCATGGAGGGCAAGTAGTTCTTTGTGACAACGACACTATTGTTAATGTTTGGGCTTACACAACTGGAACCAATAAAATTAGAGCCGTAAGGGCAGTTAAAAACGGAACGAACGATGAGTACATTTTTGATCAAAAATGGGATAGAACCTTGCAATCTTATCAGCAAGACACTTCTTACTACGGAGTAACAAACGTAGTTACAAACGATGGTAGATATGCAGTTTTATACACTCATGATTACTATTACGGAGGAGGTATCAATGGATTTATAGTTAGGGTTTCGGATGGTGCATTATTGCAGTTTGAGCTTCACAATACTGGTACTGGTATACATTTAATTCCATTAAAACATGATCTTATAGGGTTCCACAGAAATAGAGGTAACTCCTGGAAGTTTGATATTAGTATGGATTATTTATTTGCAACATACACTGATGGGACAAACATATCAAGTGAAATAGAGATTGGTACACAATACAGAGAAAATTGGTTCAGTAAAGCAGAACATCATTGGGATTTTAGAAGACGCAGAACAAGTACGCAGTTCAACATATATAATCCATATAACTATTTAATGGAATACTATAATACTGACGGAACAAGAAAGTCTCAGTATGATAAAAATTTAAACCTAATACCATAATAAACTATGAAACTATTATATAAAGATCTTAACGTAGTTTTAGCCGTTATAAACGAAAACGAACCAGCATATGCTATCTTAGACGGAAATGATTTATGCGAAAAAGTAGCTAATAATGTGAGCGTGAATGTGGGTGACTGGAAACAGGAAGGACAGCCAGCAAGAGCTATAACAGATAGTGAGTGGAAAAGTTATTTAGGAACAAACACACATTTAACAAAGGAAGTGATGCTTTCTAACTCAGGATCAGCTATTGAAGAAAAGCTAATCGATGCTTCAGAAGAAATAACAACTTATTGGAGCTCAATAGATATGCATCAATCAGTACCGCTAGATGAAACTTGCTTGTTACTTTCTTTATTTGATGACATGGAAAAATACCAATATTTTGGCATTGTAAGCGTAGAGTCACTCAAAAGCGGTAACCCTGTTTTAGTAAAAGCTCTAGAAGCACCAGAAACAACCACAACTACCGAAGCACCTGCTGAATAGTAGAAACCTAATAAAATAAAAAGGCATGGCAAGCAGTCTATCAGATAAGGCTATATTTATATACGATACATTCTTTAGTGCGGATATCACACAAGGGCAGCTTGATTCCCAAATAAAACAATCTTCTCTTTTTAGGATTGCATTCGAAGAGGTTATATCTTATCCGAATCTTTTAGATCAAATGAAAGCTCACGACAGGTACGATGAGCTTATTGGTATTAATACCGAAGCGTATCAAATGATATCTGATAATGCTACAAGAGAAGAGAATTCGCAGCTTGAAGCAAATGCATTTATATTTATCACAAACGAAGAAAATAGTGCTTCTGATTTTGGTAACTTTTTAAATACAGTATCTGGTCATATTGGTTTTGGTAAAATTATTAATAACCCAAGAACAGCCTATGAAATTGCATCTAATGCTCATGCAGTAGATCTAATTTTAGGAAACGATGAAGCTGTTGCTGCTCTTTTAAATGCACCCAATGGGTTAACTGCTTTTGGGAAAGATGCTACATCAGCACAAAAAATATTTTCACAAGACGAGATCTTCAAGTCGCTAAGGTCGTCTCTTAGATTTAATCAATACCAAGTTTTACCAAGTCAGCCAGATAATGTGGCTCATAGGGTAAGATATGTTGGTGGTAAGTATATTATAGTAGACGACAATAACAATTATATTATGGTCAGCGATGATATGTATAATTGGACAAAAGTTTTTCACCCAGGATTGCTTGCCTTTAGAGCTGATGCAAGGGCAGATTGCATTGGATACGATCCCATTAACAAAGCATGGTTTTTCCACACAAGGGTAGCCAATCAGCCTCCAGTATACACGAAAGATTTTGTTAACTGGAATAATGTGTCTGGTACTTTTGGTAATAGTTACGGTACCACTATGGCTTATTTTGGTGGGAAGATATGGTGTAATTTTAGAAGTGCAGCAAATGCCACTAAAATAGGTTTCATTTCCTTGTCAGAGGGACAAGAAAGTTACAGCATCACTGAATTAGCTGTACAACCAGGATGGCTTGGGTCTTACGGTGTTTCACCAGAATTTAGTGGTCAGGATGGAGACTATCCCTATATGATGTGGACGGACGGAGGCTATCAAGGTTCTTACATAGATAAGTACGGAATTTATAATAACAGGACGAATTCACAAGGAAACAGCTCCTGGTTTTATCTTTTTGATTCAACTTCTACAGGTTCAAGGGGACAAAGATCTTTGACATATGCTAACGAAAACTTTTACGTATCTTATTACTATTCTGCTTCTAGTGACACCAGAATTGGTTTGTCAAAGTTCACTTTTACAGAAGAAGATTTTGAGTCAGGAGATAACAATAATTCTACTAGCGTAGGAAGGGCTGTAAGCTATTGGTATCATTACGAGGGAACGACTGTAGTAGATGTTATATATAAGAACGGAGTTTATATAGCCTCTTACCCTAGCGGATATGCAACCAGTTTAAATGGTGTGGTCTGGGATAAGCAATTATTTGATGTGACCTATGAATTTAGAATCACAGATGTAGACGAAAGAGGTTTTGTAGGATGGGTTCCAGGAACAGATTTTGTTTTATCAAGCTACGATGCAACAGTATCTTCTGATTTAACAACGACAACTACAACTACTACAACTACAGCGCCACAAAACCTACCTGAAGGAGTAACAGAGCTTGAATGCTTGATTGATACGACCGATGCTAGTGTTTTGGAATACAACGGAACTAAGATGGTTTTTAATAACAAGGACTATTATGAAAACACAAATTACGTTGTAACCACTGGTCAGTATAAAATATTGAATGTGCCAGAAGAGTATCCAATAGCTGTTCTTAACTATGGAAAATCACAAAACATAACTTACACAGGTGATATAAACAAAAAACACTTTAGTAAAGTTGTGGGGACTGACGCAGATCATGTATATGATTTTTTCTACGGTGACGTAACTATAAATGTAAAGGGCAACTTTGAACGTATTAGCTTATATTATTACAAGAAGCCTGGATTTACAGGATATTTAGGTATGGAAAAGATCCTTGTTCATCAAGACTATCTTTCAAATGGAGGCACAACTGCTGCTAATGACACCAGCAAAGTCTCTGATACTTCAATATATGCTGCGTCTGTCAGAAATTTTGACTGCGTAGGAAACGAAGCATTAGAGAAAACGGATTTAGTTAATATTGTATATACTACAACTACAACTACAGCTACTCCTTCTTACACAGAGATAATACCTCCAACAACAACTACTACTACTGCTGCTCCTGATTATGGGGATGAAAACTATACCACAGGAATTTCATTGATACCAGGAACGGAATATAGTATTACTTTGGATGGACCAATTGCCGATAAGTTGGCTATTGACGGAACGACATTCGAGGATGCTGCAGCAGCAGGAAATAGATATGTATTAGGTGTTGGAACATATATTTTCAATGTTGAGGCAGATTTGCCTATAGCCTTTGAAAACGCAACATCATCAGGCTATTTTGGACCACAACATTCTAACGTAAGTTATACAGGTGATTTTTATAAAAGATCTTCTAAAGGAATAAATGACGTTACTTATCATTTTTATCACGGTGAAGTAATACTTATAGTAGACCAGCCTTTCGTAACATTAAACTTGGTTACATTCGACACTGCTTATTCACCAGCCAACAATGCTTTTAGTTGGGATAGAAGCACAACCACAACAACTACATTGGCTCCAGCAACAACAACCACTACAGATCCACAAACTCAGTATACTAGATGTTTGATTGAAGATGTGACAGTTACAGAATCTGCAGGAAACTATCTTTTTAATTCAGCTCCCTACGAAACAAATACAAAGTTGGGTATGAATACTGGTGTTTACATTTTTAGAGGCGTTCCTCAGACACACCCTATTGCATTTTTAAACTATGGAAAATGGAATAGCATATCATATACAGGAGATCCAATGAAAAGTATTACTCACTTGGCTGAAGACGGTCATGAGTATTCTTATTATTATGGAGACGTTACTGTAAATGTAAATGGAGACTTTGGGATGATTAGTTATGATTGTAGCAATCATGGATATATGGGTGGACAAGACAGAATTTTGTTTTCAAGTAATTGTCCAGTTGCTGTACAACCAACAACAACGGCAGCACCTACCACCACAACGACTACTACTGTAGAACCGAACTCTATAACTACCACTAGTACTACTACTACTACTACTAGAGCTACTACAACGACCACTACCACAGCAGCTCCTACATCAGCAGAATATTGTCTGGTTAGCGGATCACAAGGAAATATTGTTACATATGACAAAAATGGTCAATTAGAGTATGTGTTTAATGGAAATAGTGGTCTTTATGGAATGACAACAGGAACTTACACTTTTAAAAACGTAAGTGCATCACATCCGATTGCTTTCCTTAACTTTGGTAAAACAAACCTTGTTACATATTCTGGCCAATATAATGCTGGTAACAAACAAGGTGTAGATGGAAATCAATATAGCTACTACTATGGAGATGTAACGGTAACAATTAGCGGAGACTTTGGATTCTTATCTTACGAGTGTTACTACCACGGATACATGGGAGGACAAAATAATATAATATACGATAACACAACATGTTCTTAAATAAATAAAAAAATGGCAAAGCAAGGCATAGATTTAGGTGTAGCAGGTGACCTAACAACTGGAGACAACATCAGAGATGCTTTCGATAAGGTTAACGATAACTTTACTGAAGTATATTCTGATATTGTAAACCTGCAAAATGATGACGCAAATGACGTTACACAAGTTAATGGACGTACAGGTAATGTTGTACTAAACATTAATGATGCAAAGTATAGTGTTGCAGAGGTTGCAACAAGTACAACGGCGGTTGCAGGAGCTATTTATGTTCTTACGGCTAACGTTATTCTAACACTTCCAGCAACACCTGCAGTTGGAGATAGTGTAAAAATAGCAAACCTTTCACAAGTTGACACTTGTCAGATTGCAAGAAACGGTGAAAAAATATTGGGACTTGTTTCGGACTTAACGTTGAACAACAGATATAGTTCATTCGAGCTTGTTTATAGCGGATCTAATAAAGGGTGGGTAATAATAGGACAAAACTAATTTTTAAAAAATAAAAAAATGGCAACACTTTCACAGTTTTTCGGAGACGCAGTAGCATCAGGACAATCAGAACACATAACAGATCCTAGGAAATTTCCAGCAGTTTACTGTAGGTATCCTAGAATAAAAACCAATGAATCCACGATTCATAGTGCATATCAATATCAGTTTTGGAACGCTATGAATGTATATAGAAATATAAACAGTGCTGATCTGGCTGTAAATGGAGGTACTGAAGATGGTCCAGCTGAAACTTGGGCTACCAATATGGTAAATTCTCCTGCAGAGCAAGCATACGCTAAAGCAGAATTTTTTGACACTAGAAAAAGAGGAGAAGTAAAACAATACACAACTGCAGACATAGGTACGTATAAAGTTTTATGTGACATTACAAATGAAACAGGTCATTTGGCTTGGGTGGTTACTCCTTCAGCACACGGTATAGACTTAAGTGTTGAACAACCAGATACTGCGATTAGAATCACGGTTGATGGTATTGCGTACGAGTTTACTGCTCAATTTATACACTACCAAACATCAAATACGTTGTCTAGACAAAGATTAATTTGGGGTAATGTTTCTCCTGGTAGTTCTTCTGGTGCAAACTTTACATCAATGCATTCTTGGGGTAGCTACTACGACCCAGGAACATATAGAAATTCAGCAGATGGGTATATTGGGTATGGTCATAATGGAGTATTGTATTCACCCTCCTCGAGTTGGTCATTAATGAATCCATGGGGTATGAACCTTTTCGCAGGAGTCAAAGGATTAAGATTCGAAAACAGTATAAAAGTTGAGGTTAAAATGAATAACTTAGCTGCTATGCCAACTGCTGAATTTGCTGAATACGCTGCTGCTGCTTGGACATTTGATTATAAGTTACCAGGATTTTAATAAATGAAGCATATTAGGAAGATTTCTGTAGGAGCAAACTACAAGGATGCTATGCATTATATGGTTGATCAAAGTGTGATGGCAGGTGATTGGAAAATACATGCCGTCACACAGGATGATCTTAGTTATAATGTATGGATACAAAAAGGCGATGAAATAAAAAAATGGAAAGAATTTAATAAAAACATGCCAATAACAATCGAATATAATGTCAACTTTTAATCCATTACAGAAGTTTTTAATTACACCTAACGGAAATTCAGAGTACAACAGAGAGAAGAAAGGCGTCATAGTAACCTCTTCTATAGAAAATCACAAAGACGTAAACCGAATTGGTAGGGTCGAAAATGTTCCTATAGGATATGATGGAGATATAGCTATTGGAGATCTAGTTGTTATTCACCATAATGTTTTTAGGTCTTACTACGACATGAAGGGTTATGAAAGAAAAAGCAAAGAGTATTTCAAAGATAATTTGTATCTTGTAGATTTAAACCAAATATATCTTGTTAAGAAAAATAATAACTGGGATAGTTTTGATCATTTTTGTTTTGTCACTCCGAAGAAAGAGGCGCAAAAGATGGTTAAGCTAGGAGATTACGAATCTAATCAGGGCTTTGTCTCTTATTCAAATAAGCACTTGGAAGCTATCGGAATAAACCAGGGAGACGAAATCGTGTTTGTTGATGATAGTGAATACGAATTTGAGATAGACGAGGTTAAAATGTATCGAATGAAGACTAACGACATTTGTATTAAATTAAATTAAAATGGATAAAGATTACTGGTTCGCTACAACTACGTTCTCAGAAGGCTTTGAGTACGTGTATGTCAAAAGATATTAGAGAAACTATAGAGAGGGTTATTGCTGCTGGAGAAAAGGCGGTAGAGGAGCTTATTAAGGTTGCTCACGACGAAATCATTACTGACGATCCAGATCAGGATTTGGCTGCTGACAGACTTAAAAATGCAGCTGCAACTAAAAAGCTAGCCATCTTTGACGCTTTTGAAATATTAAACAGAATCCAATTAGAGAGAGACAAGTTAGAGAACAATGATGAATCACAAGACAAAAAAGAAGTCGGATTCCAAAGTTTTGCAGAGTCAAGGGGAAGAAAATAACGCTCTATTTACATACATAGATGTTGTTTCAGAAGAGGATTTAAGCAGAAGGAATAAAGAGAAGTCGTGGGCTTATGGCTATGATCGAGAATCTGATTTAGTAGTTATCTCTAAAACTGGTCAAATTGGTAGGGTAATCAATATAAACGGATTAAAAATTGCATTACCTTTGCAGCCAAAAAAAATACATGAGCGAAGCAAGGAAGAATCAGAGCAATTCTGGGAAGAAGCAGAGTACCCAAATCAACTATTTAAAATCAAGACCATATTCCAGTGGAATAGCATGCCGTCCTCATTCAAAGAGTCATGGATCCCTTACATTGAAGATGAGTTCGAGAGAAGAGAAAGTGGTTATTGGTTTAAAAATAATGGCACACCTACTTATATTACTGGGAGCCATTACATGTATTTACAATGGACAAAGATAGATGTAGGTAGGCCCGACTTTAGGGAATCAAATAGAATATTCTTTATTTACTGGGAAGCATGTAAGGCTGACGAAAGATGCTATGGACTATGCTATCTAAAAAACAGACGTTCAGGGTTTAGCTTCATGGCTTCTGGAGAGACCGTAAACCAAGCAACCGTTACATCTGATGCCAGGTTCGGTATTTTATCAAAAACTGGAGCTGATGCTAAGAAAATGTTTACAGATAAGGTTGTTCCTATATCAACAAACTATCCTTTTTTCTTCAAACCCATACAGGATGGTATGGATAGACCGAAGACTGAGCTCGCATATAGAGTTCCAGCCAGTAAGCTAACAAGAAAAAGCATCGAGGACATAGACCACGTAGAAGATTTAACTGGTCTTGATACTACAATTGACTGGAAAAACACAGGAGATAACAGTTATGATGGAGAAAAGTTAAGGCTTTTGGTTCATGATGAATCTGGTAAATGGGAGAGACCTGATAATATACTTAATAACTGGCGTGTAACAAAAACTACTTTAAGATTAGGTAGGCGAGTTATTGGAAAGTGTATGATGGGATCTACCTCTAACGCTCTAGACAAGGGTGGAGATAATTTTAAGAAGTTATTTTACGATTCTGATCCACAAAACAGAAACTCAAACGGACAAACAAAAAGTGGATTATACTCATTGTTTATTCCAATGGAGTGGAACATGGAAGGATTTCTAGATTGCTTTGGACATCCAGTATTTAGAACTCCAGAAGAAAATGTTGTAGATGTCAATGGAGAGAACATTTACCAAGGGGTTATTGATTATTGGGAAAATGAAGTTGATTCATTAAAGAACGATCCAGATGCTTTGAATGAGTTTTATCGACAATTTCCTAGGTCAGAAAACCACGCTTTCAGAGACGAATCAAAAAACAGCCTGTTTAATCTACAGAAAATATACGAACAAATTGATTATAACGACACTATTGGAGCAGAATCTCTTGTAATGAGAGGTGATTTTCATTGGGAAAACGGAGTTCGTGATAGCAATGTTATATGGACTCCATCAAGAAACGGAAAGTTTCACGTCACCTGGCTTCCACCAAAAGAGCTTAGAAATAATGTTATCCGTGAAAACGATACTTTTGCACCAGGAAACGCACATATTGGTGGTTTTGGGTGTGATTCGTATGACATCTCAGGCGTAGTTGGAGGCTTTGGATCAAAAGGAGCTTTGCATGGATTAACTAAAATCAACTTTGATAACGCTCCTTCGGAGATGTTTTTCTTAGAGTATGTAGCTAGGCCTCAAACAGCAGAGATTTTCTATGAGGATGTTTTGATGGCTATACATTTCTATGGAATGCCTATTCTTGTTGAGAACAACAAACCAAGGATACTGTATTATCTAAAAGAGAGAGGCTATAGAAAATTTTCAACTAATAGACCAGACAAAATAAAGAACGACTTGTCAAAGACAGAGAAAGAACTAGGCGGAATACCATCTTCTTCCTCGGTCATCTCTATACATGCAGAGGCTATAGAAGCTTACATAGAGAAGAATGTTGGAGTAGATGTTCTTGGGTCATATAGAGATCCTGGTTCAATGGGAAAAGTTTATTTTATGAGAACCCTTAAGGACTGGTCTAATTACAACATATTTAACAGAACAAAATACGATGCAACAGTAAGCTCTGGCTTAGCTATAATGGCTAATCAAAGGTTTATAAACAAGCCTGTGAAAAAGCATAACAAAATAAGTGTTAAATTTGCAAAGTACAACAATACGGGCTTGAACAGTGAAATTTTAGGATAACCAGCATGTTAAGAAACGATTTTAAAGTAGCAAACATTTCTTTTCCAGATCAGCTGGCTGCTGATGCACAGAAAGAATCTAAGGAATTTGGTCTTACCGTCGGTAAGGCGATTGAGTCTGAATGGTTCAGGAAGGACAATGGAGCTGCTAGATTTTATAACAACAGGGATAATTTCCATAAGCTTAGAATGTATGCTAGAGGGGAGCAATCTGTTCAAAAATACAAGAACGAGCTTGCTATAAACGGAGACACATCCTATCTTAATTTAGATTGGACTCCAGTTCCTATTATTCCTAAGTTTGTAGATATTGTTGTTAACGGAATGACCAATAGACTTTTCGATATAAAAGTTGAGGCTGTAGATGATCTTGCCCAAGGCAGAAGAGTTAACTACAGAGAAGAGATCGAGAAGGATATGTTGGCAAGACCAATGCTTGAAGAGATTGGAGCTAAGACTGGCGTTAATGGATTTGTAAATGATCCTGCAACTTTACCAGAATCAGAGGAAGAACTAGAGCTTCACATGAAACTCTCGTACAAGCAAAGAATAGAAGTAGCGGAAGAAAAAGCCTTAGAGGGCATATTAAATATAAACGACTACGAGCTTACAAGAAAAAGATTAAATGAAGACGCAACTGTATTAGGTATACAGGCTGTAAAGCACTCATTCAACACTCACGACGGAATCAAAGTAGAATATGTAGATCCAACAAATATAGTCTTTAGCCCTACTGAAGACCCTAATTTTGATGACTGCTATTATTTTGGAGAGGTTAAGAATGTAAACATTACTGAGTTAAAAAAGATAGACCCTTCTCTTTCACAAGAAGACATTAAGGAGATATCGAAACTTAGTTCTAAATGGGATGCTTATCAAGGAATAAGAGGGGGATACAAGACCGACAACTTTGATCAGAATACCGCAACCTTACTGTACTTCTGTTACAAAACAGATAAACAAATAGTATACAAGGTAAAAGAAACTACTACTGGTGGAAAAAGAGCGATTCGAAAAGACGATAGCTTCAATCCTCCACAAGAAGAGCAGGTTAAATTTGAAAAACGATCAAAACGAATAGATGTATGGTACGAAGGTGTACTTGTTCTAGGAACAAATTTTGTCCTAAAGTGGGACTTGATGAAAAACATGGTGAGACCAAAGTCGGGGATTCAGAAAGTTTACTCTCCGTACATTGTAAGTGCGCCAAAAATTTACAGGGGTCAGATCGACTCTCTAGTGAAGAGAATGATTCCGTTTGCGGATCAGATACAACTATCTCACCTTAAACTACAGCAGGTCATCTCCAAAATGATTCCTGATGGGGTTTACTTGGACTTAGATGGTATTGCAAGCGTTGACCTTGGTAATGGGGCTGTTTACAATCCCAACGAAGCTTTGAATATGTATTTCCAAACAGGAAGTGTCGTAGGAAGAAGCTTTACTGAGGACGGAGAATACAATAATGCAAAAATACCAGTTCAAGAACTTACTAGTACTGGTTCAAACGCAAAAATACAGTCTTTAGTTAGCATGTATAATCATTACATGCAGATGATTAGAGATGTTACTGGAATTAATGAGGCTAGAGATGGCTCAATGCCAAGTGAAAGAACTCTTGTTGGAGTTCAAAAACTAGCTGCTTTAAATTCAAATACAGCCACAAGACACATATTAGAGTCTGGAATAGCTGTTACTTCTAAATTAGCTACAGCTCTATCCTATAGATTTTCTGATTTACTGGAATATAGCGAGATGAAAGATAGTTTTAGTTCTATCATCGGAAAAAATGCCATGAACATACTGGAGGATATAAAAGACCTTCACATTCATGACTTTGGAATTGAAATAGAGCTTCATCCAGATGAAGAAGAAAAGAATGTTTTAGAGTCTATGATTCAAATTGCATTGCAAGGAGATAAGATAGACCTAGAGGATGCTATAGATATTAGAAACGTAAGAAATATTAAGCTAGCTAATGCTTTGTTAAAGGTCAGAAAGACTAGAAAAGAACAAGACGACTTGAAGATTAAGCAAGCTAATATAGATATGCAGACGCAATCTAATGTTCAGTCAGCAGAAGCTGCTTCGCAATCGGCTATCAAGGAGATGCAATTTAAGTATCAAAACGAAATGGAGTTTGAGAAAGGCAAATCTATGCTTGAGATGCAAAGAATGGAAAAACAGGCTGAGCTGGATTTAATGCTTTTAAAGCAAAAGCTACAGTTTGACCAACAGCTAAAGCAAATTGAGCAAGAGGGTATGTCTTCTAGGGATCAAGCTAAAGAAAAAGCAAAAGACGATAGACTTAACAAGCAAAGCACTCATCAGGCTGAATTAATACAGCAGAGGAAACAAGATACAAGTCCAAAAGATTTTACGGGATCTCAAAATACAGATGAGATGATGGATCAAATGATGGGCTAATATACCATAAGGTATTTATAATTATTTTTGCAACAATATACTTTAATTAAAATCAAATAAAATGGCAGAATTTACAGTTAAGTCAGTGGGAGACGAAGAACCTACAGACCAAAAAGTAACTAGAGAGCCACAAGAGAATAAGATCGACCTGAGAGTATCAGGTGAAAACGATCAAGTTCAAGAGGAGCAAGTCTCTGAGGTGGTAGAAGAAAAAATTGAAGAAGAATTGCCTGTTGATACCGTGCAGGAGTCTCAAGACGAGTTATCTGGTATAGAAGATCGAGAAAAGGCTATTGAGTATTTAAACGAAAAATACAATCTAGGCTTGAGGGAAGATCAAGACGTTCAGGAAAATAGCGAAAATGTAGAGCTTACCCCAGAATTAGAAGCTCTTTTGAAGTATCAAAAAGAGACTGGGAGAGGTTTAGAGGATTATTTAGAGCTTAGCAAGGATTATAAGTCAATGGACGAGAATGAATTGCTTAGAAACTATTTAAAACAAACTAAGCCTCATTATGACGATGACGACATAAGGTATCACATAGAGAGTAATTTTATCTCCACGGATGATGATAGTGAACAAGAGTCACGTTCTAAAAAGCTCAAATATAAAGAAGAACTGTATAATGCTAGAGAGCATTTTGAAACTCAGAAAGAGAAATACTATCAGCCACTTGAGTCAAGTGCAGCGGATGTCCCTAAAGAGTATCAAGAAGCCTTTAGTTTTTATAGTGATTATACAAAGGACCTTGAAAGACAAGATCTAGAGATTAAGAAAAGAGGGGAGTTCTTTCAAAATGAAACCGATAAGTTTTTTGGTCAAGCCGAAAGTTTCGAGTTTGATTTAGGTGATCAAAAGGTAACCTATAAACTTAGCGATAAGGATTCATTAAAGAAACAAACTTCTGACATTAATGGATTTATTAATCGTTTTGTCGACAAAGACGGTTTAATAAAAGATCCTGCTGGATATCATCGTTCAATGGCAATGGCAAATAACCCTGACGCTTTCGCAAAGCATTTCTACGAAATGGGAAAGGCTGAGGCAGTTGGTAGTTTAGTTAAAGAAACTAAAAACATCGATATGAGTGTAAAACAAAATGTTGGAAGCTCAGAAGACGGAAAGGTTAAGTTCAGAGCTGTTAGCGAGGATGGAGGTTCTAAATTAAGAATTAGAAAAAGATAAAAACAACACACCTAAAATTTTTAAAAAATGGCTGTAACAATGAATCCAACTCCTGCTGGAGTTGCTGTAACACCTGCTCCTTCAAAAGCAGTGTTATCAACAAACTACATCACAGATTTTGATTTCTTAAATCAATATCTCCCTGATTTATATGAAAAAGAATTTGAGCGTTACGGAAATCGTTCTATCGCTTCTTTCTTACGTTTAGTAGGAGCTGAAGTGCCTTCGAATTCCGATTTGATCAAATGGTCTGAGCAAGGGCGTTTACACGTTATCGTGAAAGCTGCTACTCGTTCAGGAGAAACTATCGCTGCAACTAAGCACAGTTTTAGAGTAAACCAAACAGTTATTATTTCTGACGGAGTAACTACTGCTAAAGCTCTTATTACTGGTACTACTACAGACGATATCACTGTAGCTGCTTATGGCGGTTCTACCTTAACTGCTGCTGGATTAACTGGTACATCTGGTTTAACAGTATATGTTTATGGTTCTGAATTTAAAAAAGGAACTAACGGAATGTCTGGCTCTTTAGAAGCTAACTCTGACATCTTTGAGAATAGCCCAATTATCATCAAAGACAAGTACGAGGTAGCTGGTTCTGACATGGCTCAAATTGGATGGATTGAAGTAACTACTGAAAACGGAGCTACTGGATATTTATGGTATTTGAAGTCTGAGCACGAAACTCGTTTACGTTTCGAAGATTACCTAGAAACTTCTATGGTTGAAGGAGAACTTGCTGCTGATGGATCTGCTGCTAAAACAGCTGGATACAAAGGTACAGAAGGTCTTTTCTCTGCTATTGAGTCTCGCGGTAACATTGCTACTGGATCTATTGCAGGCAAAACTGACGTAGAGTCTATTGTAAAAGTTCTTGACAAACAAGGAGCTATTCAAGAGAACGTAATGTTCGTTAACAGAGCTAAATCTTTCGAGATTGACAACATGTTAGCTGGATTAAACACTTACGGAACTGCTGGAGCTGCTTCTTTTGGTTTATTCGATAATGACAAAGATATGGCTCTTGAGCTTGGATTCTCTGGATTTAATATCGGGTATGACTTCTACAAGTCTGACTGGAAATACTTAAACGATGCTACTACTCGTGGAGCTATCGAAGATATCGATGGTGTAATTGTGCCTGCTGGTACAACTACTATCTATGACCAAGTGCTAGGGAAAAACGCTAAGCGTCCTTTCTTACACGTACGTTATAGAAAATCTGAAGCAGAAGACAGAAAGTACAAAACTTGGACTTTAGGTTCTGCTGGAGGAGCTAGCACTAGCGATCTTGATGCAATGCAAGTACACTTCTTGAGTGAGCGTGCACTTTGTGTTATGGGAGCTAACAACTTCGTATTATTGAAGTAATCTTTATTAGGGAGGGGGTTTATTTAAGATCCCCTCCTTTTTTAAATCTAATTTAATTTTAATTATAATGGCAACTACAAAAAAAGCGCAGACTTCTGCTAAAGAAACCTGGGTCGTTAAAGACAGACGATACGTTCTTATTGGAAACAAGAGTCCAATCACTTACTTACTAAGATCGTCACACCACCCAAACAAACCACTACAATATTTTGACGGAGAGAATTATAGACCTCTTCGATACGCTTCAAATTCAATGACTCCTTTTATGGATGAGCAAGATGGATACGTTATATCAACAGCAATTGAATTTGAAAATGGAGACCTCACCGTTCCTGCGAACAACACGAACTTGCAGAAATTCCTAAGCATATACCATCCTGACGGAGACGTGGTTTATGAGGAATGGGATCCGCACAGAGATGCTCAAGAAGAGCTAGACATGGAAGAGTTTACCTTAGACGCTCAGATTTCGGCAAGAGAGATGCCTATTGAAGATCTTGAGGCTATAGCTCGAATTGTATTTAGAACAGATGTATCTAAGATGACTTCATCTGAAATAAAGAGAGACATGATTTATTACGCTAGATCTAATCCAAGAGAGTTTTTAGATTACGCTAACGATCCTGACA